TCATACCAGTGCCCAACCAGGAGTCTGACTGCGGCCTTGATTGGTTCCGGCACCGCAGACGCCGCGCCGAAACCCGCCGTAAACACGACAGCAATGGGGGCCACAGCATCGGTGTAAAGCGCAGGCGCCTCGAAGGCATCATTAAACACGATCATCGCGCCCAATGCGTCTTCGATAATTTCGAGCCCGCTGGACGCCACGGTCTGCGCCGAATTGTCGGTGTCCTGATACGTCACCGTGACCGCCGAAACGTCCGGGAATGGCAGCCTGAACCGCCATTCCCAGCATTCGTAATTCTGCCGCCATTCCTGATCGACCAGACAGCGGCCGAGAATACCGGTATACCCGTCCAGGTGCGCCACGGCCGCATCAATCAAAGCGGTGATAAATGCGTCATCATCGCTGTGCGTGACCCGGCAATGGGCTTTGGCTTCCGCAAGACTCACCGGCGTTTCAGCCGGAGCGGACACCCGGACGGGCCGGATCATCAGATTTGATCCGCGACTGGCGCATCATAAGGCGCGCCGAGTACTGCGGTCGCAGCAATCGGAGTGCCCGTGCCGTGCGTGCCGGAGAAGTCGGCCAGCAGCTTGATATACCGCTTGCCGCCAACATAGCCAAAGCGATAGGCCGCCGCCACAGCGTGAGCGGCGGTCAGCGACTTGACAGTCCCGCCGGTGCCGACACTGGCCACGCCGATAACATCACCGGCATCAACTGCTTCATAGGTCGAGTCATCATCACTGTGCGTAAGTTTGAACTCAATCTTGTTGGCACCGCTGAACGTAATGCCACCCACGCCGATGGCGAGGATGATTTCAGCAGAGTTGAAATCTTGCAGATCAACAGCCGGAGGCGTGTTGTCCGCGGTTAGAGCGGCAGCCGCAATCGCAACCACCACCTTCACACCAGAATGTGAGTCTTTCATCGTTTTTTCCTTTCGCGGAAATCAGGGAAGTGACAAGCCGGAATGAACCGGCCTGCCGGATCAATCGCTATGCAGCGACTTTCAAGAGCTTTAGTGCCTCAAAATTCTGCACACCGCCGCCAACACGCTTCGTCGTGTAGAAGTGGACGTAAGGCTTGTTGGTGAACGGATCTCGCAGAACACGGGTGCCAAAGCGGTCAACGATCAGATAGGCCCGCTGGAAGTTACCGAAAGCAATCGGGAAATTACCCGCGCCGACCGCATCCATGTTGTCATCGGTGCGGATCGGCTTACCCAGAAAGGTGGGAACCTCGCCAGCCGCCGTGGCAGGCGACCATAGATAGGTGCCGTCGCCATCCTTGAACTTGCGAACCGTCTCCATCGTGGCATCGGAAGCCAGCCATGTCGCACCATTGCGATATTGCTGCTTCAGCGCGTAATAGAGGCTGATCATCGCGTCAGAACCGTTATTGGAGCCATCGGTAAGCGCCGCAGCAACGCCGGACTTCACAAACCCGATCTTGCCCCACGCATAGGAGGCGTTGGCAACCGTGTCGTACCCCAGAATGCCACGCGGCTTGTTCACACCGTTTCCAGTGACAAAGGCCGCGCCTTCCTGTTCAGCGAATTCGATAGAGACCTCATTCGCCAGCCAAGTGGCAATATCCATGCGGGCATCGTCCAGCGCCTTCTGAGTTGTTGCCGGATTGGCATACAGCTCCTGAGCGTTGAAGATCAGCTCGCGCAGGGTCGGCGTATTGGTTTCTGTCCTGGCGTCCTTTTCGCCCACCCAGCCGGAGCCGGTGCCGCCTTGGCCGATCAGCTTTTTATAAGTATCGGTACCGACTGGCAGAACCGTAGCCAGATCACGCATGACCGAAACCGTGCCGACCACGCGGTCGATCTCGGTGGCCATTTCTTCCGGCACAAGATAGCCGCCATCAGGATCACTGTCCGTCGAAAGCGCGGCCTTGATTTCCAGATCATGCAGATCAGCGTCAACGGCGCGGTCGCCCTTGCGGAACCACTTGGTGAACGCCTGAGCATGTTCAACCTTGGCCGGATCGCGGACATCGCCAGCGCCAGAACCGACGCGCAACGCGGCAACCGTCTGGTTGATTTCATCGAGCGACTTCTGAAGCGTGGTGATCTCGGAATTGATGCGGTCAACCTTTTCTGTCTTCACAACATCTTCCTGACCCTTGCGGATCGCTACCAGCTCTTCGTCGCGCTCAGCCTTGAACGCCTCGAATGCTGACTGCATTTCGGCCAGAATAGCCTTGGGGTCGCCGCTGGCATCTGCACGCACAGCGACAATGCCGCGCGCCTTGCGCGGATTCTTCATGTGGATCATGGGATACTCCTTTATGACCTGATTGAGTTGATGAATTCACGGGCGGCTTTCGCCCAATCATTGTCAGCGTCGTGCGTGACCTCCGCGCCAGCGTCTTGCGTAGCGCCCTTCAATTCGCTCAAAAGCGTCCTGCGTTCAGAGCGTGTGATGCCAGCTTTTGCCAGCAAAGTATCCACCTTCCTGGTGGAATTCTGTCCGGCACGGGTTTTTGGCGCGCCCTCCATGACTGCATCTGCGGGAAACAGACCCGTGGCAAGCCCTGCGGAAACCGCCTGATCGCCGTTAAACCATGCCTCATTGTCCATCCATTCGGCGGCCTGGCTCTTTTCAACGCCCGCCTGCCCGGCATAAACTGAGGCCATTGCGTCATCAAACGGCTCAAGAACCTCTGCTGCCTCGCGCATGTCATGACGGTTTCCAACCGCAACCACCCAGGCATTGTGAATCATTATGAAACCGGCCGAGCCGATCAAAATTTCATCACCTGCCATTGCGATAATTGAGGCCGCTGAGGCTGCGAGACCGAGAATGCGGACATTCACGCGAGCCTTGTGCTGGCGAAGCATGTTGTATATGGCCACGCCCTCAAAGAAGTCGCCGCCGGGCGAGTTGATGTCGACAAAGGCCTCCTGATCGCCGATGCGCCGAAGGGCGGCGGAAACACGGCGCGACGTCACGCCCTCTCCGAATATGTCTTCGCCGATCACGTCAAGAATGCTGATCGTGTTTTCCGGCGTCTGCATGGCCTCGATGCCGCTATTCCACTTACCCACAGCATCGGCATCGGCCTCAAACGCGAAGGCATCGGGAAGCCGGGCGGCTTTAATCTCCGGAATCGGCTTGATCGTCATTCTGTTCTCCTTGTCCGCCAGCGGTATTGGGCGGGTCGTAGTAAACGTCGCCGCCATCCCGCGGGTTTTCATCTTCAAGAGCCCGGATTTCATTTGGTGAATAGACGCCCCACTGCATCATCGAGACGTAGAACGCCTGCCGGGTCTTGATGTCGCCGCGAACCAGCGCCTTGCGATTGAATCGCGCGTAAATCCGGAGGTCCGTAATCAGATCCCGGTTGATCGTTTCTTCCCAAGTAGTCAGGTGATCCTCGAGCGTGTAAGTCACAAACCCGATGGATTGCTGTTCAATTCCCGTCCCCCAGCTCGTGGACTTCTCCGTGTCGCCGATCATGTGCGGCGGGACGCCAAAGAACATCGCAATGTCAGTGCGTGAGAATTTACGGCTTTCAATCCACTGCGCATCTTCTGCCGTCATTGAAAGCTGCTGGGTGTCCATTCCCTCCTCAAGAATAAGGGCCTTGCCCTCACTCTCACCGCCGGAGCGGTATTCATCGAGGCTGGCGCGGAGGTTTTCCAACCCCTCCTTGCCCAGCTTGCCGGGGTGTTTCAAAACCACACTGGGCCGGGCCGAGTTCTTGAACGTATGCGCGCCGTGCTTTTCCTGAGCCAGGCTTAGCCCGATCGTTTCGCGCGCATAAGTGATAGCCGAAACGCCGTTCACACCGTCGAGCGTCAGCCCGACCATGTGCATCACATCGCTTTGCGCGAGATGCACATGCCTGCCGTCCCTTCGCTGATACTCATAGATCAGCGTCATATCGTCAGATTGCTTGACCGCCATGCGATCCGGGTCGAGCGGCAACAGCGCAGCGATATTTCCGCGCGACCGGACGATTAGCGCATAGGCGTTCCCGCGCAACAGAAGATGCGCCTGCATCTGGCGGCGAAACTGGGATGGTGTCTGCCAAGCATTGGGCCTGCGCCGCAGCACTTTCCAGAGTGGGTGCTCCGCACGGTCCTCCCGAATTTCCGAACTGACACGCTCCTTAACATGCAGTGGTAAATTCGCAACCGCGCCAGAAATAAGGCGCACGCTGGCATAAACCGCCGCGACACGCATAGCTGATGCGGGCGTGACATTCACACCAGAAGCGCTGCCCATAGACGTCTGCCGTATCCACTCCGCCAGATCGTGAGGCGTGCTGATGTCCTTGCCAGCGTTTTTCTGCTGCACCGCAGACCGAGGCGCGCGCAGCCAATTCATTAATCCCATGCGCTTGCCTTTCAGATTACCAGTGCGCCACGCTCGGAATACACGGACGGCCCCGCATCACGTTCCTCAGTCGCCGCCACGCTCACCGCCATCGCCAACGCAACCATGCCGTC